ACCTCTACCTTTTCTTGTTTTTTTGCCATAATATAATATATAATAAAATTAATAAAAAGAAAGGGTCGAGGCCGAAGCCTCGATCCTTAAAATAATAAGTGCTTATTTCAATAACATGAAGTTGTTAGCACCTTGAGTAATTAAACATCTTTCAGTTAAGAAGTGTAATTGCATTGCGTCTAAAGCAGATGTAGCAGCGCCAACAGAACCAGTAACCCAAGACTTCATTCTTCGGTCATCAGTTTGTGAAGCTCTATATCTAACATGTAAGAAAGGTCTCTTCATGCTTTGTCCAACAGTTTGATCGTAAACTGAAGAAGTACCAGCAGGAATCATAACTCCTCTTAGAGCATTAGCTCCAGCAGCAGCATTAATACCACCTCTTGTAGCTAAGTCATTTAAGTATCTGAAGTCAGACTTGTAGAAGTCATAAGAACCTCTTCTGAAACCAGTGAAACCTAAATTTAATGCCATGTCTTCAGAGTTGTTAAATACACCATATGATGTACCACCAGCTCCGTAAGAATTCATTGCAGCTAACATATCGTCCATAGCTAAACTAGTAGATCTATTAACAAACATCATGTATTCTTCAATAGCACCTTGCTTGTCAAACTCAGCTAAAATTGCATCAAACTCAGCTAAATCAGTAGCAGCGTTAACACCAGTTACACCAGTAGTTACGTTACCTCTTGATTCAACAGCTGCAAATAAACCTTCAGTACCTACAGTTTCGTTACCAGAAGAAGATCCTAGTAAAACAGTAGTAGCACCGTCAAGAACAGAAGAACTGTCGTTAAGCTCACCTTCTAACATTGCCATTTCAATGTAGTCATTAAAACGAGCTCTTGTGTCAGCTTCAGCTTTTAAGTACCATAAGTAACCTGATTGTCCGTTTTCAGCAGAAACTTCAACCCAACCAATTCTAGAAGCGTCAGATCCTGATACTTCGTAGTAGTCTTTCATGATAATTGGCTTGTTAGTAAAAGTTTGGAATCTTGGCTCGTTAGCACCTCTTGAGTCAGAGTTTCCATCGTTAGTAGCAGTTCTATAGCTCATAGCCTTACCAAATTCAGAACCGTAAACTAATATAGTTGTTTGCTCTGAAGCTGTTGCAGATAATTGAGCAGCACCTGCGTTGTAAGGTGAAACTTCAATTGTAGTTGTACTAGGAACGTGAGTTACTAAACATTTAACAACACCGTTAGTTGCATCAGCAACTATAATAGTATCATTAACTCTAACACCGTGACCAGCTGAACTTAAATCATTTCCGTCAATATCTTTACTAATTGTAAGGATAGAAACGTTTGTACCGTTTATCTGGTTAGTACCACTAGAAGCTGTACTGATGTTTGCTTTGTAAGATAAATGTAATCTACCTTGCTCAGACCATACAACCTGATCAGATTGCATTGCCTCTTCAGCTCCAACTTGCGAAAGAAATCCTGAAATAGTTCTCGGTCCGAAAACTTCAGCTTCTTTTTCCATTAGATCTGGTAAATATTGTTGTCCCCATGAGTTCGCAGTTCCAGTAAAATCCAAATAGTTATTTGCTAACGTTTGTTTTTGTGGAGCTGGAACACTGTTTAATTGGGATCCTGCGATAATTGCCATAATTTTTTAATTTTAAATTAGTTATTTATTTTTAATTTTAAACTTAAAAGTTGGAGAAGTATCATCGTTAAGCACTCTTACTTTAGGGCCGCTAGTATTATCGTTTGAAAATGCTTGCCTTGGATCCATGTTTATATTTTTAGCCTTAGCAACACTTTCTTTCATAGCATCAGCTTTACCTTGCTCGTAAAAATGCTTAGCAATAGCGTCGGGATTCATAGCTGTATATAGAGACTTGTGATAACCTTTAGCGTCTGACATTTCATTATTTTCGTTCAAAAACTTTTTGACAAAATTATTAATGTCGCTTTGAGTTTCTTTTATCTCACCAGCATTGTTCACGTTAAACCGATATTTTTTATCACCGACGTTATATTCAAAACCTTTGAATTTATCGTTAAAAACTTGTTGAGTTTTTAATTTAAAAGTATTAGTTTGTTTGTCCGCTATTTTTTTGTTCTCTTCGCTTTCTTTGTTATATCTATTAAAAAAGTTAATTGCTTTTTGTTGTTCGGTAGTTAATCTAGAACCAGCTTTAACTTCTTCATAGTATTTGGACTTTTGCCCGTCCAAGTGGCTTTTAGCGTTGGCAACTTGCTCTTTTAACGCTATTTGTTTTTTTCTCACTTCTCTTGCATCATCTTCTTCTTCATCATATGAGAATGAATCTTCAATTAAGAAAGTTATTTCATCATCTGTTAGATGTTTTTTAGTTTGCTTGTAATACTCTCTTAATACTGTCGTGTCGTCATAACTAGAATAATCTTGGTTAAGACGCACGTAATCTTCTAATGTACCACCAGTTTCTTCCATAAAATCTACAACTTTTTGTAAATTCTCTGGTATTACTTGTCCGGTTTCTTGAGCTTCTTCAATAGCTTCAGCTAATTCTTCTGTTTGCTCTTGAACTTCTTCTTCAGTAACTTCTTCTAAAGCTGGTTGTTCTTCTTGTGCTTTAGCTTCCGGTTGTACTTCTTCTTGTTTTTCTGTGGTGTCGGCATCTTCAACGAGCTCAACCACTCTGTTGTCGTCAGCGTTATCTTCTTTAACTTGTTCTGTGGTTTCATTTTTTTCTTCTTTTTTTGGTGTAGGTGGTTTGCTTAAATCTACTTTGATAACATCGTCATCTTGTTTTGTTTGTTTAAGATCAACTTTTGTTACGTTGTCTTCAGTAGCCTTTTCGACTACTTCTTCTTTTTTCTTTTTTGCCATAATATAATATAATAATAGTTAATAATTTTTATCTAGGATCAAATGCGCCTAAATCAAATCCGCCTCCTAATATATCATTACCTGCGGACTCAAAGTTTTTAGGTGGTTTTTCACCTTTTCTTTGATCTATAAGTTCACTTTGTTGTGAAGCTTGTATTCTAGTTCTTTCGTCTTTACGATCTTCTTTTTCTTTTTCTTTAGATTTTTGACCTTCAACTTCTAAATTTTTAAGCTGCATATTCATTTGAAACTCTAACTGCATAAGCTGTTTTTTGTATTCAACTTCTTGAGCTTGTTTTTGAGCGTTAAGCTGTGCTTTCATTTGTTCAAGCTGTGCTTCGCTCTGCATCATTGCTTGTTGTTTTTGCATTTCCATTTGAGCAGCTGCTTGCTGAGTCTGCATGTTAGCTTGCGCTTGTGCTTGTATGTTTTGTTGCTGCATTTGTTGATCTCTAGCTACTTTCTTTTTTCTACGTATTTTAAGTAGTTGGTTTGCAAGTTTAACGCTTTTTATTTCTCTAAGATCAATTGCATCTTCAAGCTCTATATTTTGTTGTTGCAGTGCCATTTGTATATTATTTTCAAGCATTGCTTTTTCTTCTTCATCAGGCATTAGCTCTATAAATATACCAAAGTCATACAAGTGTAAATTAGACATTTCTTCAAGCGTAGCTACATTGTGAATACCTATAGCTTGTATAAACGCATCTTTTGTTGGTGAATACTCTATAATATCAGATATTCTAAGTGATAAACACTCTGCAACTTCTTTTGTTAAAAATAAACCAGCCTGTAATATGTGTCTTGTAGCTGTATTACTATTTGCAGCTGCTAATTTCTGCACACCTACTAAAGCGTTTTTATCAGGTGTACTACCATCTCTAGCTTCATTAAGTCCGGTTACATCTCTTATCATTTGTAAGTAATAGTTGTAATTACCAATTAAAGCTTGCATTTTATTACCACCACTACCACTAGTTATTTCTTGTATAGGTACTTTACCAGGATTCATATCACCTTCGCTTGTAAACGATCTACCAATTACCGAACCTGTTTGGAAGAACATGTTTAAAGCTTCTTGAGGATTATAATTAGTACCATTACCTAAATCTATTTCAGCAAGGCCATCAGCATCTAAATACACACCATCTGGAACCATACGTGATAATACTTGTTGTAGCTTTAAATGTGTAAGTTGTATCATGTCAGCAAACCCAGTGATACGTTGTACTAATGATTCAATACGACCTTTATACATGCGAGGAGCTACAATAGAGTAATTCATTTTTACTTTAGTAAAATCACTTTTTGGTCTCATCATGTTTCTAGCCATTTCCCACTTAAGTAGCTTATCAGTACCTAATATTAAAGCGCCATCATATAGACACTCTATCGACCTATGTAGTTTGCTAAAATTTTCAGAGTCTTCAGGTGGATTAAAAGTATCGTCTTTTTCTAATATTTTTTCAGCGCCAGTACCTGTTTCTTTCACTTTATAAACCTCGTTCATAAACGTTTTATAATTAAAATATAAAACTTGAACTTTATTATTATCGTGTTCAGAATAATTATAACCTTGATTATAATTAGTTTTGTCGTAATATTTATTTTTTACTATATCCTCTAAATCTTCTTGAGTTAAATGTGGAAATTGTTTTGCTAGTTCATTAATAGGTATATTTTTAACTTCACCAACATAATATATATCATCAAAATAAGGCGACTCAGTGTATGAATAAACTAAATCAGCAGGGTCAACATAATCAACTACAACTCCTTCAGAGGTATTAAAACTAGTTTTTACAGCACCTATACCTAAAACTGTAAGATCGTAATAAAACTGTTTTTTAGTTAATTCATAATTATTACCTCGTAACAAAACGTTTATAGCTTGTTCTTCAGCAACTTCTACTGCTTGTTTATAACTAAGTTGCATATGCAAATCTAATTCTTCTTGAGAATCAGGTAGCATATCTTTATCGTTTTCGTATAAATCAACACCAAAAGCCTCAGCTACATAATCGTTAAATTCTTGAGTTCTCATGTCTGTTAATAAAGACTCCATATACTGCGTTCTTTTTTCTACGCCATGTGGATCTTGAGAATAAGCTTTAACATCATACATTCGTTCTGCAATACCGTTTACAACTATATCTACAAATTTAGGTATAATTGGAACTGGTTTCCAGTCTAAATTTAAATAAGATAAATCACCATTTATAGATAGTTCATCTTTATATTTTTGTATTGATTGTTCACCTCTAGCATATAATCTAAGATTATGAAAGTTGTTGTGGTTAGTTCTATATCTATTGCTACCTCTTTCAGTGTGAAACCACTCAGCTTCAATAGCTTTAGCTACTTTCAAACCATAATCATAGCTCATCTTCTCTACATCACTTACAACTTGAGATGGAAAATAACTTTTTACAATCATATTTATTTATTAATTAATTTTGACATACTGCCTTTATTTGAATATGTAGCAATATTTATATTTAGTTTTGGTTTTTCTATTGTAGCGTTTGGTCTATACAAATGTCTATTACAAGCCATTATAGCAAGACCAGAACTTATAGAAGCATCATGTTTTGTTCTTTTGTTTATATCAAATTTAGCCCAGTCATTTAAAAGTTCATTAAAATAACAATTACCAAATTGACCTTCAGCATTCATACCTACGTGACTTTGTATATACATTTCAATTGCAGCGGCATGAGCTTGTTTAATATCTTCACTTGAGTTTGGTATACCACCTATTTCTTTTTCAGCTGTAGACAGCTTGTTCCATATCTTATCAGGTCTGTTCATACTGTAACCTCTATAACCACGTCTTCTTAAATAGTACAATAAACGAGGTTTATTGTTTTCAGCAAGTATTGGCATCCCATAAAATACTAATGCCATTAAAACGTCTTCAAAAAACATCTCTGCAGTTTGAGGCCTTGCTAAATACTCTAGAAAAAACGTATTAGCAGGCGCGTCTTCCATGCTAAACTTGGTTAAACCGTGTAAAGCACCTTTTGAGCCTTTACCGTCTACAGTTCCTGATATATCATACGAGTCACAACCAAAAGCACCCATGTGCTCATTTCCAGGATATTTTATACCGTTTTTAATTACAACTTTGTTTTGTATATTTGTTGATGGTACCCAACTTATTTTAAACCTACCTTTTGGATCTGGGTAAAATATAACGCTTGAATCTTTTACACCGTTAACCCATTGAAAATTACCTTTTGAAACACCTAATGTTCTAGACATTTCTTCGTTGTAATCTATTTGTTCGTATATTTTTACTAAGTTAAATATACTGTTTTTTGTTTCATCTCTAAACGCGTGCTCAGTAGTTCTTGGAAACTGACGATAAAACTCATTTAATGCGTCTTGATCACCCTTTAATCCATCAGCTTCGTTTTGCCAATTATCTATTACACCTACGTCTATTAACTCTCCATGGGGGTCAAAGACTTCATCACTCGGAGTATTGAAGACTGGGCTTCCGTGCTCGTCAATAAATCCTTCGTAGTTCCACTCCATTGGGATAAAAAGAGAATATAGTCCAGACGCTGTTTGTCCATTTCTGTTTCGTTTCGTAACGTCGGATGCGTTGTAT